GGAATGTGAATGTTGCACCGCTGGCAGCTGTCATGACTGTGCTGATACCTGTGTTTGGTGCTGATTCTGTTGCATTCCATAAGCCTTCGCAAAGTGAACCTGTTGCGCCCCAGTCTGCAAGCATTTCAACGTCGAATGTAAACTGATCGTCAATGTGCTTGTACACCTTGCCGTCAAGTGTTTGGTAAGTTTCAATTGTTGGGCTGTTTGACAATACTGCGCTTGTTGCTTGGGCGTCGTAATTATTGCCACCAATAGTAAAGGTGACGTCGCGCCCAGTTATTACTGTTGTTGGCATTTTTACTCCTTAGATTGTCTGTGTGTAGTAAGTTGAAACGTTGATGTCGGCCACGAGCATAGGGCTTTGTCCTACTTCCAAAACCGTCGGCTTTTCGATTGTGCCTACAACGTATCCTGACGGCATTGCCGCAAGAATTCCAATGATGAGCTTTTCTAAATTGTCCAGTGATCCAGCATTGCTGTTTGAAGCAACAATTGCTGAAATGGCAAAATTAAGTTTGACTTTTACTTCGTTTTTACCAATAAGCACGACTTCGCCATAGGGTGAATCTGGGACAACTACGATTGCAGGTGGGATCGGCGACTCTGGCACGCTTGGATAAATGTTGGCAGCTAGTGACGCAAATGCGTTTGCTAATGCTGATCTTGTTTCGGCGATTGAGTTGGCGGGCATTATTGCACCACGGTTTCAACGTCCAAGAATGGCTGCAAAAGTGTTGAAACGCGATTGGTCAAGCTGCGACCCATGCGGTAAGGCGTGGCCGTAAAATCGACGCCCTGGATTTCGCCGCCAGCTGCAACGCGTGATTGAAACACTTCAACTGATACTGCTAAAACGGCAGACTCGATTGCTGGTGAATTTGCGTAAAGATTGGCCGCAGAATAACCCGAAAGCGTAGCTGTGCCGTTTGGCACAATAGGTCTAATGGCCACGTCAGCGTTTACTAGGCTGGCTGTAAAGTAACGGGCACCAATGTCCTTTGAAAGTGTAAATGTATTGCTGAAAGGCGCAGGCAGACCAGTAACAATGACTGATTGACCCTCAACAAAATAATGTGGGCGCACTGTGTAAAAGTAAGCGACGTTTGTTTCAAGTTTGTATGAATCGATTGCAGATGTGTTTGCCACAAGCATGGGCAAAATGACAGCTTCTGCGGTGTTGATTATTTCATCTAAAACGCTGTCAGGGTACAAGGAAACCGAAACGCCAAGCACTGTTCGCAACTGTGCTGTTGAAATGATACTTGGCATTTCGGTTCCTTTCGTTCGGCTGCGCTACGCTCGGGAGGATACGTAGCGCATGATTAGTGTGGGTTTCTTATGAAACCATGTAACGGTATGAACCTGCGCCAAGCTTTGTAGCCACTGCGCCGTAACCGTAATAAGCAACGTTGACCTGACCTGTGTTGATTACGTTTGTTGATAGTTGCAGACGTGGAGACTCATACCATGTGTATGCAGTTGGGTTAACAACGATCAATGTGTTGTCGCCAATTCCTGAACCGTCTGTCAGTGCAGTTGAAACGCGTAGATTTAGACCAAGTAGGTTCCCGCGAATCGCTGTTGCAGTCAATGTACCACCAGCGTTCTGTGGGTTAATTGTCTGTTGGAAGATTGGACGGTTTGATCCGTCAACCAAGCCCATAAGTGCGCCCCACTGCTCAGGTGAGACAACAATGTTTTGAGCAAAGCCCAATGTTCCCTTGTAAATTGAAACTGCTGCGTCTGAAACAAAGTCAGCAACCAAAGCACCAGTTGTTAGTGCTGCGCGGTTTCCACCGTCTGTTCCACCGTTGATAAGTGCTGTTCCAACGGCAACGTCTGTTGCCTTTGCGTATGCGTATTCCATTTGACGAACAAGCTCATCAAAAAACGCTGGTGAGCTTCGATCTAGAATTTCTAAACTGAATGTCTGCTGTCCAATGAACTTTTGAACATTCACTGAAACAAACGCGCTATTCATGTCTGTGTTTGACGGTGTGCCGCCTTCAGACGCTACTGCGACTGTTGGTGCGACTGTGATCTTAGGAATTTCAAAAGTCATTCCAGCGTCAGGCAATGCGCCTGTGCTGACTGAATCGATAAATGGTCGATCTGCATTTGAAATGCCGTTAATTACTTCTGTTAGCTGACGTGTTGGTACAAGACCAGCATTGTCTGTTGTGTCTGCTGCTGCTGCAACATACAACTTTGATTGCTCGTTGCCTAGTGTTGCACGAACTGAGTGCTCTAGGTAAGTCGCCTTATTTACGATTGGTGTGCGTACACGCTGTGAATCTAGCGGGTTCGCAAGGGCGGCTGGCTTAGCAGCTGCCGTTACTGACTGTGCGGCTTCTACCGTCTCTGCGGTTGAAGCGTCCTTGACGGTGTCTTCCACTTCGTCTCCTTCGGTTGTTGGTGATTCAGGTTCGATTGTCGAATCTGAAATTTGGTCGTCCTCTGTTGCCGCGACTGATTCAACGCGGGCTGATCGGATTGCTGGCTCTGATGTCAATGCAACACCAGTTAATTCGCCCTTCAAAATGCGAACTGTGCCGTCGTTCATGGTTTCGTATTCGTCAAACATGACTTCAACACTAAAACCGTCGCGCAAACCTTCTTGTGCCTCAACAAGTGCGTCATTGCCAGCTGTTGTTTCAGCAATTTTGAATGTCGCGTCGATTCCCTGCTTAGTTGCATAAATTGAAAGTGTTTTGCCAATACGACGTGTGCGGTCGTGTTCAAGGTTGAGCAAAACGGACGTCGGCTCAATTGATCCTTGTGCAAACTGCACCTTACCGATTGAAGCATTGCCTGTTTCTTCAAACGTTACAATGCGACCTGAAATTGTGCGGCTGTTTGAATCAGCTGCAATGATTTGCATTGGTGTAATTACTTTTTTGCTCATAGCAGCATGTCTTCTTCCTCGCGTATTTCCTGAACCGACATTGCGCCGATTCGGTTTAAGATTTCATAAACTTGCGCTCTTTCCATTGGGTTGCCACGTAGGAAATCGTCAAGATCGAATTTCACTTCGTTGCCAGCAGGTGTAAAGTCTGCAAATGACAAACGTTCTTCAATTATTGACATATAACTACGAAACGCAAAATCAACTAGGTCGCGTCGCTTGTCTAGGGCGTTTGCGTATGTAAATGATGATTGTTGTGAATCTGTAAAATAGGCTGGCATGTTACATGCACGGCTTAATTCCAAAGCAACATAGTTTCGTGCTTCGTTAAGCTGTAAATTCTTTGGATCGTAACCCAAAGTTTCCAAAGTGACGTCAGCGTTTAAAAATGCTGTCGATTTGTTGGCGCGTGCTGATCTCCACGCATTAAGCAATGCCGAGATACGATCTGCGGGCAATGATGTGCCGTTTGACTTCAAAATCATTTGTGGAATCGGCTCAATAGCAAAATTCATGCTTGCTTTTTCTAAAGCTGCGGCAGCCTTGATTGTGCGACCTGCACGGCCTAACAAACCTTCCTGGGTGTTTGGAAACACAACTAGGTTAGACGAATCAATTGCGCTGCCGTCAATTCTGTAAGCTGTAATTTCAGTGCTGGTTCGATCTAAGGTAAAAGTTACGCGCTCAGGTGCAATTCTTTCCATTGCTCTGATTTTGCCTGTGTCTGCATAACGATCAGTCACAAAGCAATAAGCATTAGGGTGAAAGAATAAATCCGAAATAATCCATGACCAAAACGTTACCCCTGGGATACGTGGGTCAGGTTGATTGATAACCCGTGGCTGTGTGACCTTTTCGCCAGTTGCCACATTCCGCGTGTGCATAGGCAATGACGCAATTGTTTGAACAATGCCTAAAGCTCGGGCAATTGTTGGCACGGACATAGCTTCGGCGCGATTGGCCGTTGAAATGCCGTAGTAGAAAAAATTGTTGTTTTCTGAATAATACGGTGCAAGGTCAGCGTCAACTGTCTGTTTTTCGGCAGCCTCAACCTTTGCTGGTTTGAATAAATCAAAAAATGACATGCCCGAATTCTGTCAGGCTTATACGATCAACCTACCATGATGTCAAGATCATTCGTTGGGCGTGTCGCAAAATGTGTTACCAATGCTGTTGCGACTGCACCGCAAACAACTGACTTTGAAGCACGACGTCCGATAACCCAGCCGCCGTCACCACGACGCAATTGCACCGCAGACAAAACTTCATCTGTCAATTGTGACTGTCCCCTGTGTTTTAAACGTCCACTATTGATCGCCGACAACAATTCGTCACAAGCTTGCGGGTAAGCACCGTCCATGTCAAAAATGGCAATACCAGCTGGTGCCAAGCGTGCTGCAACTGCGCCGCTTGTCTTGCGTGAGTACAAAACGTATTCAATCTGATATTTGCGTGCGTAATCTGCTAAATCGTTGGCAACGGCTTTGTCATCAAGTTGCAAGTCATTTGCCCAAGTATGTAAAAGCTTGACAACAAAGCTTTCTTCACCAAGTTTTTGAGCTGCAACTAGACTGCCGTGCTTTCTATCGGGCGAAAGATCGATTGCCAGCCAGGTTTGTTTGTCAGGGTCAAGGTCAACGTTTTTGTCAAGGCAATTTGCCCATGAGGCAGAATCGACTGCGCTGGAAATTGCCACAACCCAGCGGCACAAAACCTCAGTCATAACAACGTCTGCTGGATCGTTTAAAACGCTTCGTACGTTGTCCGCGTGGATTGTTATTCCCATTGCTGGATTGCTGTGACGTGCATTTTCAACGCTTATCTCGTCAGTCGGTGCAGACCATTCAAAATACCCAATCTCATCATCTGCCCCTGCGATCTTTGCCAAAGCTCTTTCCCGAAAAGCATTTAAAACAACCGAACTGGAATCACCAGCATTCGTGTAGCTCATGACCAACGGATTTCGGGCGGCCATTAGGGTGTAGCGCAATGAAGCAAATGATTCAAGATCAGTCATTTCGCGTAATTCGTCCAGGTGAATTGTTTCGGGACGTGAAACACCGCGAGCAGCTGAACCGCCAGCCTTAACCATAAAGCGCGTGCCATGCAATGTTTCGATTTCCTCAGCACCATGCGCCCAGCGGATACGTTTGACCTGTTTTGCCAGTGAGTCGTTGGCTTCGATCAGCGACACTAAAGCTCTAAATTGTTCAAGTGAGGTTGCTAGTCTGTGAGCTGATCCAATTTGCAGCGGTTCATTCCATAAGAAAAGGCCGCCAAGAATTCTGATTTGCTGCAAAAAACTTTTGCCGTTTTGACGTGCGACGACACAAACGTTTAGGGGCGTAGCCCACCTGTTGTCAGGTTTGATTTTATGGCTGTGGATTAGGAAGAATTTTTGCCACTCCATAAGCTCAACGCCAATACTTGACGCCAAATCTATAAGTTCATGCCCTTTTGAGGGCAGATCATTGAGCGGCGTGTGGATTCTGGGCGTAGAAATGCCGAAAACGCCTTCTGTGTCCCTACCCAAAACCGTTGTGAGCCGATTTAAGACCTCTTTGGGCAGGACGTGACCTTCTGTGACCTTCTTAGTCATTTTCGTGGCTCTTTGAGTCGTTTTGGGGCAAATTTAAACAT